CATGCGGTCTCGGTCCGCGTGGTCGATCCGCTCGTGCCGCTCGTGGAGCCGTTGACGCTCGCACAGGGAAAACTCCGGGCGGGGTTGGAGTGGACCGCCGGGGATCCGCGTGATGACCTGATGCTCGGGTTTATCTCGGCTGCGCGATCGAAAGTCGAGCAGGATACCGGGCTCGCGCTGCCGCTCCAGACGCGCGACGTGTTCTTCGATGCGATCAGCGGGGTGCTCACGCTGCCGGCGCAATCAACGCCGCTCCAGTCCGTGACCTCGCTGACCTATACCGATTCCGCCGGCGTCGATCACGTGGTCGACCCGGCTACCTACGTCGTCGACCTGGCGAGCGGCCGCTTGGGCCTGGCGCTGGGCGGCGCGTGGCCGACCGACCTCAGACCGTTCCAGCCGTATGTGTTGCGGATTGTCTCTGGTTGGCCGACGGTCGCGGCGCTCACCGCCGAGGCGCCCTTGCTCGTGCAGGCCGTCGGGCTCCTGACCGCGCACTACGCGACGCTCGGGCGCGATCTCGCGAGTCCCGAGGCGCTCGCGGCGGTGCCCCAGGGCTACGACGACCTCATCAGTAGCTATGTCCCGGTCGTGGTTCCATGATCGGGCCGAAGACGTCCATTGCCGATCGGTCGATGTGCTGGGTGCAGCTCCAGAACCCTGGACCCGCCATGCCGGACGGGGACGGCGGCTTCACGCACGCGTACGTCGATCTCGATCCCGCGCACCTCTTCCTGAAACTCAGCCCCGCGACGGCCAAGGATCTCGAACGCCTCGCGGCGGGCACCGTGCTCTCGACGGCCACCCACATCGTCAAAGGGCCGTTCCATCCGCAGGTGACGACCGAGACCCGGCTGATCTATCGAGGCCGCGTGTTCCACGTGACCGGCGGCGGGAGTCCGGACGAACGGCGGGTCGAGATGGAGCTCGTCGCGGTCGAGCTGCTCGGCGCGGCCCTCGTGAATGACTACGCGTGGGCGCAGCCCGGCTGGATCAGTGTCGATCCGGCGTGGCTGCAGGCAGGGACGTTCTAAATGGCTGACGTCCTCCTGAAACCGGCGTTTTTCTCCCCGTACTTGGACGGGCCTGACGCGACGAAGCTGCAGCCGTCGGCCTGGAATGCGGCGCGGTTGTTCTCGGCGGGCAACGACGGGGAGATCGTGGTGCGATCCGCCGCCTCCGCGACGGGCGCCGCGTGGACGAGTCCCACGACCCTCAAGACGACCCTCGGGTTGAACCTCGTCGAGAATACGGCGCTGTCGACGTGGGCGGGGTCCGCGGCGCTCACGACGATCGGCCAACTCGCCACGCTGAAAGTCGGCGGGGCGATCGCGCCCGGCGGCGTCGAGGGCTACTTCGCGACGTCCTCGGCGGCGGATCCGCGGGGCCTGATGTCCGCGCAGTACTCGACCGACGCGACCGCGGCCCGCATTCATCTACGCAAAGCACGCGGCACGGAAGCGGCGCCCACGACGATCGTGACCGGGGATGTGCTCGGGCGCGTGCGCTTCAGCGGCTACGACTCCGCGAATTACCTGCAGATGGCGTCGATCGATGTCCTCAGTACCGGGACGATCGCGGCGACGCGCGTGCCGACCTACATGGCCTTCTCGGTGGCGACCGATGCCGCGCCGAGCGTGCTCACCGAAGTCTTGCGCCTCACGCCGACGTTAATGACATCCAGCGTGCCGGGCACCTGGGCGGGGTTGCAGACCTTCAACGGCGGGTTGGCGCTGGCCGGCATTGTGGCCACCTCCGTCAACGGGATCGAGGTGCTCTCGACCGACGGGGGCGTTCTGGCAAATGACACGCTGGCGACGGCCGGTGTCCCGGTGCAGCAAAGCCCGCGACTGCGCGTCCGTGCGCATGTCTGGAATACCACGGCGACGGCGGCGGATAACACCCTCGATTGGTGGCTGGAGTCCGTGCCGATTAGCGGCGCCACGCCGAGCGGCCTCCTGAAGTTCGGCGTCTCGCTGAACGGCGCGGCGGCCACCTATCCACTCACGATCTCCAGTGCCGGCATCGTCGCGACCCTGTCGACGTTCACGCCGGGGTTCAACGTGTCCCTGCCGAACGGCTCCTCCTATACGTGGTCGAGCCGCTCCGCGATCGCCAGTCCGGCGAACGGGCAACTCAACCTCACGGTGCAAAACCTGGGGACGGGCATTGGCCTCGATATGGCGACCGACGGGATCCTGAAAGTGCGCACGCGCGCGCAGACGGGTAACGCGGCGCTCTGGTCGGGCGCGGATGCGATCGCGGTGACGTCCACCGATGGCCTCGTCGTCGCGAACGACACGCTCTCGACGGCCGGCGTCCCGGTGCAGCAGTCGCCGCGGCTTCGGTTCCGATCGCACGTCTGGAATACGACGGCGACGGCGGTCGACAACACGGATGACTGGGTCCTTGAATCGGTCCCGGTGAGCGGCACGACCCCGAGTGGACTGCTGAAGTTCGGGAGTTCGATCAACGGCGCCGCCGTCACCTATCCGGTGACGGTGTCCAGCGCGGGCAACGTGGGGGGCGTCTCGTTCAACGCGTCTTCGCAGGTGAACAGCCCGACGTTCCGGAGCAATGCGAATGGGACGCAGATCAATCTCGTGGCCGATGGCCAGGTGACATTGCGGAACAACGCGAACAGCGCCGGCGTCGGCTTGGATTTCGGGACGGATAGCGTGCTCAAAGTGCGTCCACGCTCACAGTCCGGCTACGCGACGGTTGACGCGCTCGGGTACTCGGTGAGCGGCGTCGCGGGCGCGAGTAAAGGCGCAGGACCCGTGACCTCGATCACCGTGGTCAACGGCATTGTGACGGCGATCAGCTAATGCCCAGCACCGTGATTGCGGGAAGCGGCACCACGACGCGCAGCGGCGTGGGGACGACGACCCTCGGCCAGCGCCCCTGGCTGCTGTTCTTTGGCGACAGCAAAACCGCCGGGAAGCTGTGGCCCGATCGGCTGCGTGAATCAGTGACGCCGCGCCCGTGGACGCTGCTGAACCAAGCCGTTGGCGGCACGAACGTGCTCTCGGTGACGTCGATCATCGCCACGATGTTGCTGGCCGTGCCCGCGATCGCGGAGACGCCGACGATCCTCCTGAACTGGGGGGTCAATGACATGGGGAACTACAGCACTAACGGCTATGGCGCGGCGACCTGGATCCCGGCGTACCTCGTGATTCTCGACGCGATTCGCGCCCGCTGGGCCACGGCGCCGATCTACGTGACGAAACCCTGGATGCGCACGATGAATGTCAACGCCGATTTCATGGCGGGCTGGGTCGATACGCTCGTGGCGTCCCGCGCGAACGTCTTCGTCGGCACCGACGAGCGGATCTACTACAAGGGATCGGACGACGGCGCGACGAACACGCTCGAAGGCGTGCATCCCTCGCCGGCGGGCGAGATCGCGATTGCGGCGGCGTGGAAGGTGGTGCTCGGATGGTGATTGCCACGACCCTCGGTGCGCTGGTCCAGGCCGAAGCCGCGCTCGGGCCGATCTGTGCCTTGAAGCTCTCCGCGAAGTCTGCGTACCACCTGAAGAAGCTGGCCCAGCTCGTGGCGATCGAGACGAAGCACTTCCACACGGAACGGGACGCGTTGATCCGTGATCTGGGGACGGCGACAGACGATGGGAGCTTCGTGATCGAGCCGAACACCGAGGCGTTTGCGTCCTTCGTGACGAAGGCGACTGAACTGGCCGCGGTGCCCGTGGAGATCCCCTGGGGACCGGTGACGCTGGAGATGCTCGGCGACTCACCCATCTCGGCGGGAGAGTTACTCGCGCTCGGGCCCTTGTTCGAGGATCGGGAGGCGGCGTCATGAGCGTGCGCTGGACCGGCCTCGCGGAATATAAGGCCGACCTCGCGCAGATGCCGGAAGCCTGCGCCGCGGAAGCCGGGCAACTCGTCGAAACGATCGGGACGGCGGTGAAAGAGGAGATCGCGCACGCCTATCCGAGGCTGACGGGGGATCTGGGGCGACAGACGACCGTCACCCCGCTCGTGAAGAAAGGCCTCGTCGTCAGCGTCGTGGTGAAGAACCCGTCGAAGCTCGCGGCGATTGTCGAGAACGGGAGTGAGGCGCGGCAGTACGTCACCGTCAACGGCGTGAAGCATCTCACCGGGCGCATGCCGGCACTGCATGTGTTCGTCCCGCGGATTGAACGCGCGCGTCGGACGTTGACCGAGCAGCTCACCGCGATGGTCCTCCGCCACGGGGCGACGAAGGTCACCGATGCCGGATAGCAGCGCGATCGATCAGGCGCTCATCGACAAGTTGGCCGCCGATGCCACGCTCACGGCGCTCATGCCCGGGGGCGTGTACGTGGATGAAGGGCCGGCGGGGCAGACGCAGTTCGTGATCGTCTCGCTCGCCGATGAGATCGACGAAGACACCTTCGGCGGCACGGCGTTCGAGGACGCGCTCTATCTGGTGAAAGCCGTCGAGCTGTCGACCGTGACCGTGAAGAACATCAAGGCCGCGGCCGCGCGGATTCAGGTCGTGCTGCACGACCAGGTCTTGACCGTCGCCGGCTACACGCCCATGGCGATGCACCGGGAATCGCGGATCCGGCTGACGGAAGTGGACGCGGTCGACAGTGCGATTCGCTGGAGTCATCGCGGCGGGCGCTATCGCGTCCAGCAAGCGCTGACGTAATTCGGAACACAAGGAGTTTCTCACATGCCGCTCGACACGCCGACCCTCCAACTGCAGCTCGTCTCCACCCTGACGGGCACGCCCGTGCAGGGCGGCACGCCGACGTTTCCGATCAACCTCGCCTGGGCGGCGCCGCTCGTCACGGGGATCGGGCTCGGGCAGGCCGACAAGATCTACGCGCCGGCGCAGATCACGCTCGCGCCGAGTGCCGGCCTGGACATCGACCTCGCCGGCGTCGTCCTCGATCCCTTCGGCCTCGCCTGCACGATGGTGAAGATCAAAGCGGTCCTCATCAAGGCGTCGGCGTTGAACGTGAACAACGTCAACCTGACCCGCCCGGCGGCGAACGGCGTGCCGTGGTTTCTGGCGGCCAGCGACGGGTTCGGCATCACGCCGGGCGAAATCTTCATGCGCGCCACGCCCGCGCTCGCCGGGCTGGGCACCGTGACGCCGGGCACCGGCGATCTCCTGCGCGTGGACAACAGCGGGGCGGGCACGAGCGTGATCTTCGACCTCGTCGTCATCGGGACGAGCGCGTAAGCACCGCCGACGGCCGACCGGGAACTCGATCCGAAAGGGCAGTGGAAGCACATGGCGATCAAATCAGGGCGCTACGGCACGATCAAATACGACCCGGCGGGCATCACGCCGGTCCTTCTCATCTCGCTCAACACCTGGAAGCTGAGCCTGAAAACGGCCTATGAGGACGTGACCTGCTTCGGCGACACCAACCTCGTGTTCGTGCCGGGGATGCGCGATTGCTCGGGCTCGCTGGGCGGGTTCTGGAATGCCTCGAACGTCAACCTCTTCCTGGCGACCGCGGCCGCGACGCCGGGCCTCCTGGAGCTCGCGCCGAATTCCACGGAGCCGACCTTCAAGTTCAGCGGGCTGGCGTACCTGGATGCCGACATCGACTGCAGCGCGAAGGGCGCCCCGAAGGTGACGTCGACGTTCAAGGCCGCCGGGCCCTGGGTCGAAGCGCCGTAGGACGTCGTGTTCGACCATCTCCGGATCCGCGGGACCGACGCCTCGATTTTGTGGGGCTATCGGCCCGCGGCCGTCCTGCGCGCCTGGCAGATTGGCCAGGTGCAGGGACAGTGGACGCTCCGCGGCACGCTCACGCGGGCGGATGCGTTCATGTGTCGGCAGACGCCGTTGCTCTTCACGGCCCCGCGCGAGGGGGCACACGACGGGTTCTGGGCTTGGGGCATCGAATCGATCGACGTCGTTAATTTGAAACTCGTCGCGCGGCTCGGGCCGCCGGAGCAATAGATGGAGCAGCACGAGTCAGACGTCGTCGCCCCGGACACGAAGACGCTCCAGATCTCGGACGGGCATTGGCTGCGCGTCAAGCAGCGCCTGAACGCCGGCGAGAACCGGCGCATGGCGAAACGGGGCACGACCGACGGCGGCGTGGGGGTGGATCTGTTCGAAGCGGGCGTCGCGAAGATCCTCGCGTTCCTGCTCGACTGGTCGCTGAAGGACGCCACGGGCGCCACGATCCCGATCGCCCGGCAGGCGCCGGACGTCGTCGAAGCGGCGATCGATGCGATCTCACCGGAACGCTACACCGAAATCCTGCGGGCGATCGAAGCGCACGAGCTCGCGATGAAGGCCGAACGCGACGCTAAAAAAAAGACCCCGACTGGCGAGCCCACATCATCAGTGACTTCGCCATCAGTCGCGCCAGTGGAGGCGCCCTCCGCTACCGAGATGTTGCCGCGTTAGACGTCGACGAGTACCAGGTGATCGTCGAGCACCTGATCGAGCAGAAGCTACTGACACGGGTCGACGACGAGTCAGACGACGACGTGTTCGACCACGACGCGATCGATCCACCCGACGACGAAGGAGACGAGTAAGCCGGTGCCTGTTGCCACCTTTGAAGCGAATTTCGACCAGTTCCAGCCTGCCGTCGCCGGGGCGACCGCGGCGCTCGACAAGGTCGAGGCGAAGAGCGTGCAGACCGCGGCCGCGCTCGATCAGCTGACCACGGCGTCGGCCGGCACGGCGCCCCAAGTCGGCACGCTCAGCTCGTCGTTGCGCAGCTTCGACAGCGCCCTGCAGGTGTCGGGGGTCCACATGGGCCCCGAGATCCGCGCGGTGATCGAACTTGGGGAGGCGGCCGGGAAAAGCGGGACGGAGCTGGGGTTGCTGACGACGGCCGGGCTCTCGTTTGCGGCCTTCATGGTGGGCGTGAAGATCGGCGGCTGGGTCAACGACTGGCTCCATCTGGATGTCGCCATCGGCAACGCGACGGCGAAGATGCTTGGCTGGGGCGATGCCGTGGGGCAAGCGGCGGGCGCGAAAGCCGACGTCCTGGCGAAGGCGACGAAGACGGCCGGCCGGGAGATCACGAGCTTCACGGAAGCGATGGCCATCAATGCCGCGGAGAACCAACGCTTTCAGGACAGCCTGAACACGTCCGAGATGCGCGCCGGGCGGTTTCGGACCGAGTTGTCGAATTTGCAGACGAGCGTCCACAGCGTCACGGCAGAGCAATCTGAATTGATCCTCGTCGGCCACAAGCTCCACGAGAGCGTGTCGGCGATCGCGAAGGCGCTCGGGATTACGGAAGCCTCGGTGTCAGCGGTGATCGACAAGGACCGGGAGCACCAGGCGTCGATGAAAGCCAGCGCCGAGGACGCGAAGAAACTCGCCTTCGCCCAAGCGGACGTCGCCGACAAGTACCGGGCGACCTGGTCGCGGCTCGTCGATTTGAAAGCCACGACGGAAACGATCGATCCCCTCACAAAGGCGTCGATCGTCACCTGGCTGAAGCTCGGGGCGGCCGTGGGGGATGTGGCGGAGTTGTACGGCAAGACCGCGGGACAAATCAAAAAGGTCGGGGAGGAAGATGCGACGGCGACGGCCGCGATGCTCACCCATCTCGGCCAGGTCAACGCCGCCGTGAAAGCCGAATTCGACGCCCAGGTCCAGTTGAACAAGGCGCAGGGCCTGGACGCGTCCGGCGCGCTCGCGGGACAGGTCACCGCCCTGGGGACGCTCGAAGTTGCCCTCGCGAAGTTGCACGCCGCCAAGCAGGCGGGCATCTCCCAGACGGCGCAGGAAACCGTCCTCCAGCACACGTACGTGGCCTCGCTCGAAGCGGAAGCGGTCGCGTCGGAGAAAGCCTATCTCGCCGTCCTGCAGACCACCGCGGCCCACGACAAGGCCGCGGCGTCGGTCCAAGCGCTGTCGTTTCAGATGCAGGCGTATGCCGGGACCGCCGCGCAAGCCCTGGCCGCGGAAGAGGCGATCGCGAAAGCGTTTCGCGATGCCGGATTCGTGTTGACGGGGGGACCGTCCATGCCGCCCCCAACCGGCGGGGGACACGTCACCGGCTACGGGAGTGCGTCGTCGTCGAGCGCGTCGGTTGTGAATCACATCTACGTGAACGGGACGGCGGCGGACGTCGCGCGGCAGGTGTCCGCAGAAATCATGAAGACCGTGAAAGCCGGGACGAAGGTGGGCGGCGCCTGATGCCCCTGCAACCCGCGATCCTCGGCCCGAATCTGCGCCTCGGGAATTTCAGGCTCGGGTATCGGCCCGCGGCGTTGACGGCGCGGCGCGTGACGAAAGCCCGGATCACCCTGGCGGGGCTCGATGCCCAGAACCTGACATCCCCGACGCGGGTCCGCAAAGCCGGGTTCACGATTCAGGACATCCTCAACGACGCACCGAATAAATGCGAGTTGACCGCGCAAGGCACGGCGCCGATCGGCGGCCAGGCGCTCCGCGTCACGATCAACAGCGACACGCCGCGGGTCCTCTTCAGTGGGGAGCTCCAGACCGTCGGCCTCAGTTACGAAGGCAAACCCGCGCAACGGGTGTGGCCCTGCAGTGCGATCGATGACACCGCGCGCGCGAATCAGAAACGGCCGTTTGGGACCTGGACGACGACGAGCGCCACGACGATCGCGCAGGCGCTGATCACGACGTTCGCGCCGGCGTTTTCGACGGCCGGCATTCAAGCCGCGCTCCCGAACGTCTCGGTGAACTTCGACGGCAGTGAAGGGATGAACGGCTGCTTCGGGCAACTCGCGACGCTCGTCGGCGGGTATTTCAAATTCGAAGACGGGATCGCGTACCTGTTCACGACCGATGCCGCGGAATTGCCCGACACGATCGATGACACGCCGGGGCGGTTCCTCAACGATCCCCCGATCACCGTGGTCAGTGATGACTCGCAGTTGCGGACGCGCAGTTACGGCAAGGGGCACGGGGAAGCAGCCCTCAGTGATGTCGCCATCGGGGAAACGATCGTGCCGATCGTCAACGCCGTGATGTTCAATCCGGCCGGCGGGCGGGCGATTAGTCTCACGCAGCGGCTGACCTACACCGGGATCCAACTCGGCACCGGGGGCTCGCAGATTGGGCCGGGGGCCGCGCCGAGTGTCGCACCCCTCCTGACACTGGCGCCAGGCGCCGGGTTGGGGACGGGCGTCTATCAATACGCGTACACCGCCGTGACCGGGGCCGGGGAAACCTTGCCGAGTCCGATTGCCTCGGTGACGACGGGCGGCTTGCCGCCGCCCACGACGGCGCCGCTCAATACCGGGTTCACGAGCGGCGGCGGGCAGGTGAGTGGCTATACCGGCTACGCGGTCACGTACGTCACCGCGGCCGGGGAAACGCTCCAGAGTCCCGTGCGGGTCATCAGTCAGATCACCGGCCTCACCTGCGTCCTGGGATCGATCCTGATCGGGCCGACGGGCGTGACGAATCGGAAGGTCTATCGCACGGCGACGCAACCCTTGACGCCGGCCGGCGAGACGGCCGCGGCCACCGCGCAACTCAAGCTCCTGACGACGATCGCCGACAACACGACGACGGCCTACACCGACGGCACGGCGGACGCCGGGCTCGGGGCGAACGTGCCGACGGTCAACACGGCGACGGCCGCGCAGGTGGATCTTAGTGGCATCGCACTCGGGCCGACGGGCACCACGAGCCGGAAGATCTATCGGACGGTCGTCGACGGATCGCAACTGAAGCTCCAGCAGACGATCGCCAACAACACCGCGACGGTCGGCGTCACCGACGTCACCGCGGACGGGAGTCTCGGCGCGAATGCTCCGGTCACCGATACGTCGGGGCTGACGACGGTCGCCGGCCAGGTGAACGCGGGATCGTCGTCCCTCCTCACCGCGGGCGTGGCGCCCTTCAGTGCGACGGGCGGCTGGCTGCTGCTCGGCGGCGGCCAGATCGTGCGGTACACCGGCTTCACCGGGAACACGCTGACGGGGATTCCGGCCACCGGACCGGGCGCGATTACGACGACGGTGCTCTATGGACAGCCCGCGGTGCCCGTGCCCGCGCTCACCGGCGTCACGGGGATCGTGGTGGCGATGCCCAAAGGCGACCCGGTCAATCTCTGGGTGCAACGGGATGACCTCACCGCGCAAGCCGCCCGGATCGCGCTCGACCTGGCGCAAGGCCGGGTGAGTGACGGGGTGATCGAGGGGCCGATCATCGTGGACGAACGCCGCGGGGAAGTCTCGCTCAAGGCGCGCTGCGATGCCGACCTGCTCCAGTTCGCCTATCCGATCGTGACCGTGACCTACGCCTGTCGCGATCCGAAAACGAAATCCGGGAAGCCCGTCGTGTTCAACGTCACGACGCCGTCGATCCACCAGACGCTGATGATTCAGTCGGTGACGATCGATCAGATCGATCAGAGTCCAGGGGTCCTACCGCGGTTCAGTGTGACGGCGAGCAGTGTGAGATTTTCGCTCGATGACCTGCTCCGGCGGTTGGCGCAGACCGCGACCGGTCGGGAAGTGACGACGAATTCATGAGTGTCACCCTCAATAATCTCGTCAACGACCCCGGCGACAACCTCACCGGCACCCAGATGGACAAGGCCGAAGTCCAAGCCTTACTTATGGGCGTCGTCGTGGCGCGCACCGACACGGGCGCCGTGAATAACTGGGCGCCGGGGCTCGACGGCCACACGCTGATCACCTGGGCGGGCGCAAGTGATGCGACGGTCAGTGGGCTCGCCGGCGGGATCGCGGGGCAGCGCGTCACGGTCCGCAATACCGGGACGAAGGTCGCGTACTTCCTGTATCAGAGCGGCTTGTCCTCGGCGGGGAACAAGTTCACGAACGCCGCCACGTCAGGGTCCACGCCGATCGCGCCGGGCGGCTGGATCACCTATCAGTACGACGGGACGACCTGGCAGCTCGTCGCGCACGAGCAGGGCGACTGGATCACGCCGACCTTCGCGGCCGGGAATTACGTCGGGAGCGGCGCGATGACGTGGACCCTCGCCGCGGGGGACGTGACGAGTCAGCGGTGGTGGCTGCGCGGCAAGCGGCTGAGTCTCCAGTTCATGCTGGACACGACCACGGTCGGCGGCACGCCCGCGACCGATTTGAAGATTCTCAATGGCGCGTGGGGCGGCTACCTGGTGACCACGGGCGCCGGATCCTTTCCCGGCACGGTGTCCTGGGCGCAGGACAACTCGGTGCTCGTCGACGCGTTCGTCCAAATGGATCCCTCGTCGAATTTCGTCCGCATCGTCAAGAGAAGTTTCGCGACGTGGGGCGCCGCCACGAATACGACGTCGGTCTACGGCGGGATTGAAGTGGGGGTGGCCTGATGGCCGCGTATCTCACCGTCACCAGCGCGCGCACGACGGTCCCGGATCTGCCGGGCCTGCTCCTCGCGCTGCGCGCCCTCGCGCCCGAGAGCGGCGTGCGGATGATCGACCCGCAGCACTACGTCGTGAAGCGCGCCGCGGCGTGGACCCCGGCCGACATCACCGCGGCGCAGACCGTGATCGACACGGCGCCCGCGGGGACGCCCCAACTCGCCGCCCAAGCGTGGATCGACGCGATGCCGATCGGGGAGAAGGCCTTCATCCTCGCGCTCATCGACGAGATCAATCTCCTGCGGGCCGCCCTGCCGGTCCCGCTGCCGCCTCGGACACCTGGCCAAGCCCTCGCCGCGATTCGCGCGAAGGCGGCGACGCTGTAAAGGACCCTGATGACCATGCCCCGATTGACCCGACTCACGCTGATCGTCACCGCCCTGTGCCTGTCCGGCTGTGGCCTCCTCACGGTCTCGCCGGTCCGACCGCCGCCGATTGTCGTTGTGCCGCCGGCGACGTTTGTGGGCCAACTCACCGTCGTGTCGGCCGGCGATCGGCAGGACATCCCGAAGCTCATGGCGACGCTGCTCCTCGCCCCTGGTCAGCCGCCCGTCCCGTACGTCTACCGCGATCACCGGCTCCTGTTCACCATTCCCACGTCGTACCTCGGACTGGCCCGTGAGGTGCGCGTCGAGGCGGAGGGCTTCGTCGCGGTCACCCGGGTGCTCGATCCCCTCACGTCTGAGATGGGCGATCTCGAGCTGCAGCGCATCCCGCCGATCGTCGTCGTGCCGCCGGTCGTGATGCCGCCGGTTGTCGTGGTCGTGCCGCCGGCCGACCCCGCCGGCCATCCGACGGATCTCGCGGGCGTCGCCGTTTACAACTCGCCCTCGGATATTGCCCAGTGGCCGATCACCACGACGATCACCCGGCTCGTGCTGGCGCCGGGGGCCGACGGGATGCAGTTCACGTTCTCGGGGCAACAGACGTGGCCGGACTACATGCCGCCGGGATGGGGGGGCGGCATCGTTCAATACACGATGTGGGTGGTGGTGCAGTCGGAGCCGGCGTGGGCGACCAGCGGGTTCACGCAGATGTGGACGGGCCGACCGTGGACCGGGGCGCCGCTGTTGTCGAACTGGCAGGCCGCCTATGTCTATAGCGACCGATGGGGGTCGCTCGCGCGGCACACCCTCCACGCCAGGGAGGTTGTCGGGTTCTTTCTCTCCGCGGGGAATGCGCGCGGCGTCGGCTCGGTGACGTCCGTACGGGAACGATCGAACGTCGTCTGGATTGCGCTGCCGGCCACCGAGACCGGGGTCTACGAGTACGGGGCGGGGAAGTAGATGGCGGACTCTGAGCACACGTCGAACTGGGAGGCCGCCTCGCTGAGCGCACGATGCGCGCTCGTGGCGGAAGTGGCCGCGCCGAATTTTCTCGACGAGACGTATCCGGCGATGAAACGCCGGCTCGTCGAGATGGAACACGCCGGGCGGGTGCTCGCGGCGACGGTGATCCAGCAGACCGGGGCGCGAGAGTGGGTGTTCGCCGCGCTGCGTCAGGTGATCGATGCCGAGTGGATCGCGCTCCTCTCGGCCCTACGCGAGATTAACCTCATGTGGGGATCGACCGTGCTCGACGATCCGACGGCGTCCCAGGCGCTCGATGCGGCCATCACGCTCGAACTGCAGCGCCTCGGCGGGGACGGGGTCGCATGAGTAAGGTTTATGTCAATACCTGGGCCGTCTCGATCTTCACGTCGAAGACGGCTGTGGCCGGCGCGATCACGATCGTGTTGGGGTTTTTGTCGTTGCCGACCACGCTCGCCCTCATTCCGCTGACGTGGATGCCCACCGTATTGATGTTAGAGGGTGGAATGAGTTTGGTCTTGCGCTATATCACAAGCCGGCCGGTGGCGCTGATTGCGCCGGGGGAGATGGCCGTCGTCAGGGTCCCGAAGCTGGAACCTCCCGCTCCGCTGTTGACGGACTAAGGACTATGGCCCGATCCAACTCGTCTGAATCCCGACGCATCCCGTACCGTCGGCGGGCGTCTGACCGCGCAGGGCACTCCGGGCACGGGCTGGGCGTCGATTTCTTGGGCGGCCCGGTCGTGGACCCAACCGAGAATGTCAAGGATCTGACCGAAGCCGCGGTGCAGCGGATCGATGACATGAGCGAACTGCAATCGCAGTTGCTCGATGAAAAGATTCTGCGCGTGGAACGGGGCCTGGAGGCGATCGAGGAGGTGGCGACGCTCCGGGACATGCACGCCAAGGACGCGCGGGAGAGTGAAGCCAAGCGGCTGGACGCGATTCGGGCGACCGACGTCGCGGCGGTGAGTACGGCGGCGGCGCAGTCCCTCGCGGCCATTCAAACGCTGGCGGCAACGGCGACGGCGACCGCGGAAACCTTGCGCAACCAAGTGACGACGACGGCGACGACGATCGCGAATCAGACCGATCGGATTGTCAGCCCGATGATGGAACGGCTCGCCGCCCTCGAGAAGATTGTCAACATCGGCCAGGGCCGGAGCACGGTCGCGGATCCGCAGATCGAACAACTCGCCGTCGAAATGCGCCGACTCATGGCCTCGCGGGATGTCACGTCGGGGAAGATCGAAGGGATGAGCGACGGCGCGAAGATGCTCGTCGCGGGGATCGGGCTGGTGCTCTCCCTGCTCCTGATCGGGAGCGTGCTCGTCACCGTGGTACTGTTCCTGAACCGGCGACCCGAACCCGCGATCTACACGCCCGCGCCGTTTGGGACGCAGCTCCCGTCGACGCCGCCCACGGCCCGGCCGCTGCAATGAAGGGAGCCAGGACGATGAGCGTGCATCTCTATGTCCGTGACCACGACGAGGGGCGCTTGGACCGGATGGCCGAGCAGCTCGACGACATCCTCATCCGACTACGCGCCATCCAGGCGCAGGAGCGACAACAGATGACCTCACTCACCGATCTCGCCGCCGCGTCCGCGGCGCTCAAGACGAGCGTCGAAAGCGAAACCAACATCGTCCGCGCGATCAAGACGCTGGTCGAGGGGCAGAACGCGCAGATGGCGTCCCTCGCGCAGCAGCTCGCCGACGCCCTCGCGGCCAACAACCCCGCCGAAGTGCGGCGGCTCGTCGACGAGATCCAAGCGGCGACCGCGCTCAACGCGGCGAACGCCCAGGAGCTCGCGGATCTGGCGGTCGCGAATACCCCGGCCGCGGCCTAATGCGAATCCTCTGGACCCTGGTCGCTTGGCTCAGCCTCGGCACGCTGGGCTCGGCGGCCAGTGTCACGATGGCGTGGGAGGCGTCGCCCACCGCGGCGGGCTATCGCGTGCTCGTGGGGCCGGCGTCGCGCACCTACACGACGACGATCGACGTCGGGAATGTCCTGCAGGCCACGGTGCCCGACTTGGTGCCGGGGCAGGTCTACTACTTCGCCGTGATTGCCTACACGGGCGCGCTCGTGAGTCTGTACAGCAACGAAATCAGTCGCGAGATGCCGCCGGATGTGGATCCGGCCTGTACGCCGCCGCTCGGCAGTCAGTCGATCGCGATCTTTCCGACGGCGTTGCAGAAGACCGGGAGCGGCGGGGCGGGATCGAACGCGCGGCTGGATTTCCAACTCGCGTCGGCCTCGCCCATTACGCACGTCGCCGTCCGGACCAAGGGCGCGAACCTCGAAACGATGGACGGCGCCAATCTGACGAAATTGGCCGGGGTGTGGTTCCGGCTCCCGTCGATGGCGGGGACGTATCCACTCTCGATTCTCGCGTCGAATGCGTACGGCTGTACGCGCGAGGTCCTCACCCCGCGCACGGTGACGATTCCCTGATGCGCCGCGACCCCTGATGTCACCGATCCAAGCTCCGGAGCGCGTCTGAGACAAACACCCGCGCGTTATCAGGGTCCATCGTGTCGCCCAATTTCCCGATGATGTATTCCAGCGCGGTCAAGTCCGCGGCGCCGCGGGCGTTCCAGACCTGACGGAGCTGCTCGACGAGCGCCACTTGTGTCACCGCTTTGCTCTGCGTCTCGGCGTGGAGGCGCCCGTGTTCGGCGCACTCGATGAGACTCAGCGCGATCTGATCGAAGTCGGGGGACTCAGGCATCACCACACCTCCAACGCGTGTGCCATCTCCCGCAACTCCGCGGCGACGAGCTTCGCCCGCTGGCGTTGATCGAAGAACACCGCCGGGTCGAAGGCCATTTCGTAAGTCGTAAAGCGCGCGTGACAGCCGAGGCATTGCCGCCGCCGGCGAATCCGCACGCCCTCCCCGTCCACCCGGGAATCGGTCACCTCGGAGCCTTGACGCGACCCGCACGCCGGGCACGCCAAGGACGCGCCGATCAGGTCAGGCATCGCGGGCTTTCTTCTTCTTCGTCCGGGCGAGGGCGGCGGCTTTCGAGGCTTTGGTGGCCCGCGCTTTCCGCTGCGCGGCGGTCATATTCGCGGCGGCTTGCTTCCCGCCGGCCGTGCCCAGCTTCCCCAAATAGGCCCGCATTTCGTCGGAGAGTTTCGGCATCGGCCGCTATCGTATCTGCTTGACACCTTAGCCGTCAAGGACTACACTTCTAGACATGGCCGATTCCTTCCGCCCGGTGTTCGAAGACCTCAAAGCCGCCGCGCAACATCTGATGGCGGCGAGCACGGAGGTCCATCTGGCGGGCGCGGCGCTCGTGCGCGTGACGGATGCCGCCCTGGCCGCAAAAGACGAGCACGAGGATCTCCGCGAAACCGTCCATCGTCTCGAAGGGCTCGTGATCCAGTTGAGCGCCGAAGTCCGCTCCATGCGCGACAACCGTCCGCCGCTGTAAGTCGAGCAGCAACCGGCGCCGGTCAGTGTTACGAGCACCGACCGACGCCTAACCCGTCAACCGCCGTAACGGTCAAGCGGGCTGCCAGATTCTACCTGGGAGCCTTGCCACCACAGCAAAGGCTCCCGATGCTTCCCGCCGTCCTCGCCCGCCTCACCGATGCGCCGCCCGTCCTCTGCGCCTGCCCCTGGTGCCCTGCGTTCGATCGGACGGACCCGCGGCACCAGGGGGTGTCGCATGGCATCTGTCCAACCTGCGCGATCAAGCTGGAACGGCAGGCGGCGTGATGTTTGCCCTGGTCATCACGCATCCGTCCGGCACCGTGCAGACGCTGACGTTTCTGACGGCCTTCGATCGATCGTTGGTGATCATCGCCCTGGCGAATCAACCGGTGACCCTGAGAACTGAGGAGTTATGAACAGTCCGTCGACCAAGTATCTCTACGGCTTCGTGTCCACCTTCGGGACGTCCGTGAACGTGACACCCGACGAGATCGCCGCGTGGGAGGCCGAGTTCGAAGCCGAACGCGAGGCGTTCCGGAAAGACGCCCGGCCAAGACGCGTCGTGACTCCCGTGACACCTGAAGGGACCAAGTGAGCTTTGATTCCGACGCCGATTATTACGAAGGCCTGAACGGCCCGGCCGACGGCGAGGCGAATGCTGAATGCCACGACTGCGGGCAACCGTGGTATCGATCGGAATTCGATAGCTGTGTCTGGTGCGGCCCGTGCGCCCAACGACGTGACGAGTGGGCGACGGCCATGGAGTTGAAGCGGATGGCTAAAGCGGTGTTGGCGGTGGACCTGACCAAGATCAAGGGGGTCGCGTGAACTCTCATACACCGGGACCGTGGCGCTGCGAATTAGTCACCAGCGGCCAATGGGAAGTCTTCGGCCCCACGCAGGCGATGATCTGTCGGCTGGCGAAATGGACGGCGACCACCAGAAGCGTGGACGCCGCGGACGCCCGACTCATTGCCGCCGCGCCAGAGTTGCTCGACGCCTGCCGACGCCTCCTGAAGTTCAACGAGGAACTCTGCGCGGACGTGAACGTGTCGACGCACTATCCGAGCGCCGAGTTTGCGCGCAAGGTGATCGCGAAAGCGGAGGGACGCTGATGAAGATTTCTCAGGCCGTCGCCCGCCTCGAACAACTCAAAAAGAAACACGGGGACATCGACGTCTGCGCGGACTGTCCGAAGTGCGGCGAGTCGTTCGTCTGCGGCATCGTGGTCATCGGCCCCGAAACTGCCCGGTTATCCGCCGCGGTAGATCCCCATGGGGATTCCAACACGGGAACGCCGGGCACGCGCGAGACCAAGTCGTGACCGCCGCCGATCGCCTCCACGCCCTCACGACCTCCGCCCGAGAGTTACAAGAGCTGGCTGATCGCCTGGAGACGACGTTGCGGCCCGGAAATACTAATAACAATAATCATCCCAGCGCCGCGACACCCGAGCTTCAGGCAGGGCCGGGGTCAACCCCCATTCAAACGGGGGTGAACAACAAGATCGCCCGGCTCCAAACCCTCGCGCAAGTCCAAGCCGTCCCCCGCGCGAAACGGAAAGATCAACTCGGCACGACGCTCGATCGGGCCATCGCGAACAAAGCCGCACGGTTGCTCGACGCGAAGCAGCTGAGAGACTGGGCTCGAAAAGTGAAGGACCGGGACCAGTGGAAGGATCGAAAAACGGGCCTGAAGGTGAGAAGTACTCGGAGCCTGGATCCGCTGCGCGCCGAAGCCCACCACATCGAAAGTCGCAGTAACAAAACGACGCGCACCGATGTCAGGAACGGGGTGACACTCTCGTACGCAAATCACGTCGCCGTCACCACCAACGTCTATCGGATCGAAGGGACCGTGTTCTTCAGAGGCTCAGACGGGGGACGCTACATCAACGGCAATTTCCCGGTGACGTTCGTGAAGCTGTGACGCGGGTGATTAGTTGTTGAAAGGCCATTTCTCATCCGTTAAGCTCGGCCGCATGACAGACGCTATCGCCCTCCAAATCCTCCAAGAACTCAGGAACGTCACCAATGCGCTCAATCAGATTCAGCAGCAGATACATCGTCTTGCGAACGCGCAGAAATAGACGCGACGCTGACGGGCACTAACGCCCGCGCCATGTCGAGCGCACATAACCGCTCCACCTGGGACGCGCCCACGTCATCAAACAATCGGGTAATGCGCTCGGCCAATTCACTCACGATCTGTACACCGCTCATCTGTCTCCCTGCCGAACCGTTTGATGTAGTGGTCGATGCACCAGCGGCGCGGGCGTTTCCGGCAGCAGCACCGTTTGGGAAAGCGAGCCGCCTCTGGTGGCGCAGTCGACGGCTCTGTCATGTTAGGCGCCACGTCCCGAGCTCGCCCCGCATTTGTCGGGGTTCTTCCGCCACGAAGCATTCCCCGATCAGAGGTTCCGGTTTACCGCTCGGACTGTCCGGAACTGGTATGACTCACGTGCCGGCTCGACCGGCCTTTGCGCCCCTTGGTGTTAGCTTGGTGCTTCCATTCTACGGTGTGACCTGCCCTGTCACGCCGCGGGATCCAAATCGCGCGGCGGACGCGGGGGCGGCGGGTAGGGGCGGGGCCTCGTCGGCCAGCCGCGGTCGTGCGTCCGCTCGTGCTGGGCCCAGACCTCCATCGCGATCCGATAGGCCGTCACGGCGCCTGCGACATAGCTGGCCGCACACGCCACGAGCAGCACGAGGCCGAACGCGAGCCACGTCATCAGAGATTTCCGAGCGGGTCGATCGGCATCGCCTCCCGCGCCGGAGCCTCACGCGGGATCCCAGCGGCTGACCCGATCGAGCACCGCTCAGACCGTCTTACCGCCGTCGGGCCGTGCGCGTCGTGCCGCCGTCCACAAACGGGAAGGGCGACGTCCGTAGATTCACGACCAGTGCGGTCGGAATCCAAGCAATCTCCCCCGTGCGCCGGTCGATGCAGCGCTCGACGGGACTGAAGCCCACCATGTTCCCGGTCCGATCGATCTCGACGGTTCGGGTCACCCCATCGATCCCGTCCACGTCGCCGTAGTGGAGTTGGGCGTACTCGTCGCTGGAGGTGAGGGTGCCGACGGGCAGATTGCCGTAGTCGGGTTTGGCGGCGCCGGCCAGGAGCTTCTTCGCGAGGGCGAGCAACATATGAAACCTCCAACCGTACGGCGAAACGTGTCGTACGGCTGGAGAGTGTACACCCGCTACAGGATCGTGAGCGTCATCGTGGTCGAGCCCGTCTGGGGGCCCAAGCTCGAGCTGCTGATCGTCACGGTCACGAACACCGTGTAGCTCCCGGCGTTCGCGTAGGGATGGGCCAGGACGGGACTCGACCCGCTGTTCGTCAACCCATCGCCCCAATTCCAGACGACCTCGGTGATCTGCGTCACCGGCACGAACGACGTCCCCCAGGTCACGTTGACGTTGCAGGGGGTCGGGCTGCCGTGGACCAGGGGCGTACAGGTCAGGGCCACGTGCACCGCGGGCGGGATCGGGCACATCGACGGCGTCGTGGGACACGTCGGCACGACCGGGCAGAGGGACGGCGTCGTCGGACAGCTCAGCACCGGCGGCGGGGGCAGAAACGGCGGCGGTGGCGTGGATCCGACGAAGGCGATCCCCTCGGCGGTGGTACTGAGCGTCCCGGTCCGGGCCGTCACGGTCGCATCGTCCAGCGTCGTGAGGATCGCTTGCCCGCGGCCATCGGTCCCCGTCGTCACGATTCGCGCGTTCAACGTGCCGGCCGTGGTCGCCAGCGTCACGACGATCCCGGAGACGCCGCCGGTCGCGTCGGTCACCTGGAAATCGAAGAGCGCCTGATGAGACGCCGTCGTCGTGCCGCCGGTCATCGTGATCGCGGTGGGTGTGCGGGTTTGTTGCGTACTCGACGTCGACGTCGGATCGGTCGGCGAGGGCGCACACGCGCTCAGCACGAGCACGGCCAGGACGATCGCCGGGACCGCGAGCCATTTCGCCAGGAGCTCGAGCATCAGCGCTTTGATACTCACGCCTTGGGCCGCGGCTTTCGTTTGGACACGCGCCCAGAAGTCGGGATCGATCTTGCGGAGGACGAAGGACGCCATGATGTTAGAACCTTGCATACGCCCCGGGATCGCGCGTGGGGCAGCGAAGAGGTCAGCAGGCAGGACTGACTAGCTGGTGTATCGGTCAGGTCGGCCGGTGAGCGGTAGTGTGCGGGGGTGGCGCAGTGGGACAGGGGGGCGGGACAGGCCTGACCCGCTCGCGCTCTGGCATCGGGCGTGTCCTTTTTGCACTCGTCATCGACTGAGACACGGCGCCCACGATCGCGCGCTGGCCGAATGTTCTGAGGCAGTTACGCGATGCCGCGCTTTCGGTGTTGCTGGCTTATGATGGGCTGATTCTCACCATCTAACTACTTCTGTTCAGGCATGTTACTCGTGGTCGTGGGCGGGGACAGGGCCTGTCCCGCCAATTCCGCGGCCGCCCGGTCGACCTCCTGCATCGCCCCGAGCGCGTACCGAGCCGACATCGCGACGTTGGCGTGCAGCGCGAAGCGGGCGACCGTCGCGAGATCCTTCGTGACCCGATAGAGCATCGTCAGGAACGAGTGCCGCAGATCGTACAAGCTGACGCCGGGCACCGGCGGCACGGTCCGCCGGCACGCGCGCACGAACACCTGATTGAGCGACGGGAGGCTGTAGGGGCCGTAGGCGTTGGCCGCGTGGAACGCCTGGAAGGCTGCCACGGCTTGCGGCAGCAGCGGCAAGGTTCGGGCCTCCACCCCTGCGCCTTTGCGTCTGGGGCGCACGCGCAGCGTCTTGGCGGGGAGGTTCAGGTCGTCCGGCTGGACCTTCGCGAGGAGTCCCGGCGGCAGGCCTGTCCAGGCGAGCACGGTGATGCGCAACTTGCCCGCGCTCGGCGGCATCACGTCGAGCACGCGCTGGATCGTCTCGTACGACAGCCCCCGCGCTTCGGGTTTCGGGTCGCGCGGCGCAGTACTCGCACGGACCGGATTCGGCGCGTCCTTCCCGTCGAGCGTGTTCCACAGCGACAGCAGCGCCATGCGGCGTTTCTTCACCGTGCCGGGCGCCAGGCCGGCCAGCAGCCACCCTTGCAGCACGCGATCGACGTCGGCGGTCGTGATCCCCCGGCGCGGCCGATCGCGACCCAGGGCGTGGAGCCACAGCCCGAGATGCGTCGCGCGTTGCGCGTAGGTGACGAGTGCGGTGACCCGCGTGAGATAGCCGGTCACGTCGGCGCCGAAGGATCCGCGGGCGTCCTTGGCGGGGGTCGGGGCGGGCGGGGTGTCTCGGGTTTTCTTCAGCCAGGCGCGGAGCGCCGTGGCGGTCGGCCGCTCGCGGAAGCTCTCCGCGCGCGTGCGGCCGTGGACCTCGGTGTAGGCCTGCCAGCCGCCTTTCCAGGGGCGCAGGTTTTTCCGGCGGCGGGGCATTAGGCGGGGCCATCGAGTTCAGTGACGATGTCAGCGACGAGACTTTCGATCACGAGCACGAGCGAGGGCCGCTTGTCGGCGAGCCGCTGGAGTAGGTTGCCGAGGCGTTCGGGCTCGCGGGGGCGGAGCCACGGTTTCGTTTTGCTCACGCGTTCCCACCTGGCCGATAAGGCCAGCGCGTACGCGGCCGCGGGGTGTGACGGGAACGGAATCAGTTTGGCCAGGGCGTCCTACTGGGGGAGCAAGAGCCCGGCCGCTCGAATTCGTAACAAAGTCGCGTGGAATCCCGGTGGCCGTGTCCGATCTGGACACACGCACCCGACGCAATTGTCGCAGCGCCTCCGCGGACCGTTTCACGTCCTCGTCCGTCAACGGGGCGATCAGCGCTTCGGGGCTGTGTTGGAAAAACGTCGCGACTTCGTCGATGCGATCGAAGGGAAAGGGCCGGTCGCCGCGCAGGAACATCGGCACCCACGGCGGCGTGCGCGCGGCAGCGGCCGCAAACCGATGTTTCATGATGCCGCGTTCGAAGAGCAGGATGGCGATCCGTCGCCGCACGACCTCGTGGGTGCGCACGGCGATCGACGCTATCACTCGCGGGGGCCGTAACTATGAGCAATGTGAAGACTTAACAAAATGTACTGAATGATGCACATCTAGAATTGACAACTGCACACCCCGTGCAGTACGCTGCACAGCGTGAACAGACTCAAAAAGGCCCGCGAGGAGGCCGACCTCAGCCAGAGCCAACTGGCGCGGCTCGTCGCCGTGCCGCAAGCCACGATCTCGGCGCTCGAGAACGACAAGATCAAACGCCCGTCGCACTACCTGGTCACCCGCCTGTGTCGGGCGTTGCGCCGCAAGCCTGAGGATCTCTTTCCCGTGGCGCTCGCGTCATGAGCCTCAAACGCGCGTACACGATCGTCGAGGTGTGCGCCATTCTCACCATCAACCGGCGGACCTTTTTCCATCTCCGCAAAGCCGGGCAGCTCCCGATGCTCGAAGAACTGAAGCCGCGCATCGGCCGGATGGTCCGGTACCGCGCCGACCTCGTCGATCGCTACGCCGACGGCCAGTGGGGACAGCCGCGATCGTTTGCCTCACATCGGCGGACGGCATGACGCCCGTCCTCTGGATCGTGTGCGGCTGGTGTCAGGTGGTCCTCCGCGCCGGGACGCCGGACGCGTCGACCTCCCACGGGATCTGCCCCACGTGCACCGAGACGTTCGAGGCGGAGATCGCCGAGCACGCCGCCCGTCTGCCGTCCCCGGCCTGACCCCCATGGCTCCGCATTCTCAAACCCCGTTGCCCCCGATGGAAGTCAAGCGTCCTGACGGCGTTGAACCGCGCCCGACGACCGAGAGCTACGGCGGTCAAGCCCGGTCAATCGCCATGACCATGATTGTGAAAGATGCGCTCCTCCGACACTACGGGAGCTTCAAAGCCGCGGCGTACGAGATGGGCGAGATGGACCAGGGGCAGCTCTGTCGCGATCTCGATAGCGGCAAATTCAAGTTCGAACGGTTGGAACTGTGCGACCTCGCGGCGAAGGCGAGTGTGTGCCGCGCGCTCGCGGAGGCCTTCGGGAATACCGATCCGAAGGCGCGGGTGCAACGCTTACTGCGGGAACTGCGCCGGGCGGTCGAAGACGTCGCGGAGGCCGTCGCCTAAAAAGAACAGGCCGGTGCGCTGGTGCAGGCAGCGACCGGCCTACATGACCTTCGGGGAAAGGCCGAACGCCATGCTTAGCTCTACCATAGTCAGCCCGAACAGTTCTGTCCGTCAAGTACCAGACATTCGCGCACAGTACGACCGTTTGTGGCAGGCGCAGCCGGAGCCCGCACGCCTCTGGTTGACGACCGTCGACGCGAAACGGGCCTTGCGTGTGAGTGCCGGCGGGGTCCGGGATCTCGTCCGCCGTGGGCACCTGCCGTACGAGCGGACGCGCTCTGGGCAATTTCTCTTTCGGGAGGATGACGTGCTCGCGCTGGTCAAAAAGCGCGCGGTCGCGACGCTCGTGACGGTCCGGCCCTCGCGGCGGCGGCGCCGGACGACCGGGCCGCGACAACTCGCCATGTTCGGCGCGCAGCTCCGGATCCTGCCGCGACTTTCGCCCCCTCTGAACGCTGCGCGATCGCGAAGCGCAAGGGCGCGGGATCGTTCGGAAATTCGATCGCGTCGTGTCCCATAAGAATTCTGATGTTAACCAACGCCGATTTTTGACCAGAGGGCATGCCTGATCGTCTCCGGCTCGCCGATCCCGCCTCCCAAGTCCAGCAACTGACGGCCGATGCCCGCCTCGCCTTCGCCTTGGACGTCGATGCCCTCTTGATCCAGCTCCGGGTGTATGCGGAATCCTTCCCCTGGGGACCGGTGCATGAAGACGCGCTCTTGTCGATCCGGTCGTTCGTGCTCGAGAAATTCAATCAGCACGTGGGGTTGAAACCGGCGGGGGATCCAGTCCTCCTGCAACTGCTGCGCGAAGCGTTCGAGATCATCAACGACCCCGACACCCACTTAGATCTCCGGGACTGGACCAAGGAAGCGCGGAAGGTCCTCCAAGCGGCGGAGGGAGGCGGAGGATGAAAGAAGAAAACGAGCACGACGATCAGGCGGCGCGCGGAGGCAGACGCGGGGAGTCCGCAGGATGCGGTACCGCAGGGAACGGCAAGGGGTGATGTGAGATATCAGCAGCGGCGCGTCACGATGACGAGGCGACACTGGCACCTGATCGCCTTGCTGCGCTCGTGTGGCTGGCTGCCGTTGTCGAAGCTCGCGACGGAGACGGGCTACGGCCAGCGCACGATCCGGCGCGATCTTGAAGCCTTGGAATTAGCGGGCGTGCCGATTCTGAAGGACCGCGACGACGGCATCTCCTACTGGCGCCTGATGCGCGGTGCGCCCTGTCCCTGTTGTGGCCATGCGCCGGAGTACACGAGGCTCGCGCGGTCAGTCTCACAGGCGACGGAACCACCCCCATCGATAAACGCGGTGGATCCCCATGCCCAACTTCCAGGAACGCCGCCTACGCGCGTCACTAAATCTTCTTCGGAGTCTTTGTAATGGACCCCGATCCTGATCTCGACGACAACGAACCCGACGACGACGATCTCGACGCGGACGACGAAGGCGAAGACGACGAGGACCGGGACCTTGAGGAAGACGGCGACGATCGCGACGAGGACGAGTAAGTCATGACCATCGACCACGCCCGCGGCGATCGCCTCCGGTGTGTCGTGCAGTGTCAGTACTGTGGGTGGGCCGCGTCGATGACCGGCGATGACCCCGACGACGTCGATCTCTTTCTCACGAAGGCCTTACAGACACACGTCGTGGAAGTCCATGGGGCAGAAGGACGCCGCGACGACAGGACAGTTGAGTAAGTCGCTAGCAACCTCAGGGTGACGGACCCGGCCGTGATTCCAGCGCGGCGGGGTCCCTGACTCTCTCTTTCGCGGAGTCGATCGCCGATGGCTGGAAGCGTCTCGTGAGTCAGTCCGCATTTGACGCCGTGGCCGCGTACGCGCACCCGAAGGTGAAAGCGGGCGGGCGCGCGCTCTTAAAAGCGATCGCTGAGCTCATCCCTGAAGGACAGACGACGACGGGCATGATCACCGTCGACGACTTGGCGGCAAAGGCTTGGCAACATCGACGGACGGTCTTCCGGTGGTTGGACGTCCTGATTGAGATCGGAGCGATTCGAGTGGTGGATGGCGGACGGGGCATCATCGCGCGGTACGAACTCCTACTGGTGGCCGGCGTCCGGCCGATCGCGGCGGCGCCGTTGCCGCTGGTTGGCGCGGCGCCGCGTCGAGCTCGGACGCGTCAGGAGTTGACCGAGCCCGCGCCGACACTCTTCGATCCACCGCGCTCGTACGAAGAAACAGCGATCAACGTGTGGCGATCTGTCACACGTTGGGCCGTCGTACGTATGTCAATCTGTCACACGTTGACCGGCAACGTATGGCGATTTGTCACACGTTGGGCCAACGTGTGGCGATCTGTCACACGTTCCGCGCTCCCCCAAGGGGTACCGATCACTGAAGACGCTTCTTCTACGTACGTACGATCGAAGAAAGATCCGGATCCGGAACGGACGTACGAACAAGCAGAAGAAGACGCGCGCGCGCGCGACGTGCACACCTTCCTGACGTGGTGGATGGCCACGTTCCCGCAGTTCAACGGCGGCGCCGTCTACGCGCTCGACCGGCCGAGGGACGAGCCGATCGTGCGGGCCCTCCTCGACCACGGGCGCCCACTCGACTTATTGCAGGCGATGGCTGTGTTGCTCTGGACGACGACCACTGACGGCGTCGTCGGGAGTAACCGGTGGTGGATTGCCGTCCGGTGTACCGACCGCGGACTCTTCGCGCTGAAGCACAAAGCGAACTATCTGGCGCGGGAGGTGAGTCTTCAATGGCAGGAGGCCGCCGACGCCCCGGATGTCTGGGCGCAAGTCCTCCGACACCTCGAATCCCTGGTGGACCGTCACACGTTCTACACCTGGTTCTCGAAGTCCATCCTCGTGCAGTTGACCGGCGACATCCTCGAAGTCGCGGCGGAGTCCGACGCCCACGCGACGTTCATCGAGAAGCACTATCACGACGTACTGCGCGCGGCAGTCGATCACGTACAGCCCGGCGCGCGCGTCGTGTTCGTGACCGACAAGCCGCGCCAAAAATACGGATGATGCGTCGCGACTCAGTTCGGCGGGCTAGGGTCTGCAGCCCGAAGGGTGCGCCTCCTGACGCACGGCCCGCCGATTAATTTCAGGTCAACTGCGCCAGGAGGCAGGCCAATGGCCCAACCGGACCACGACAGTTTGATCGCGTTCTGGACCGAGTACGAACACGGCGTGTGGGCCGCGGCGGCGGCCGAGAATGACACAGTCGACGACAACACGATGGCGATTCAGAAGGCGATGTTCTTCCTGGGTGCGTATCAGGCGTTGCGCATGTTGAACAAGGCCGGACTCATCGATGAGACGATGCCGGCTGTTGCGACGTTGATGAACGAAATCGGTGATGTCCACATTGAAGTGTGGCCGAGTGAGGACGATGAAGACTGAACCCCGTCGTCGTCTTGAGAATTATCTATGACCTCCATCAACGAGAAGTTGGGGCTCAAACGGGCCGGCAAGCGGTCGATGATGCAACTCCCGAAGACCCTGGCCGACCGGGTGAAGATCACGAGTGCCCGCTGTCCGACGTGTCACCGGACCGGCGCGCGGGCTTCGAAAACCCAGCCCGGGAAGCTGTATTTTCCGTGCTGTAACACGATCGGGGAATTGCCGCCGGGATGAATCATGGGCCGCGTGTCGCCATTCAACCGCCTCGCCGTCAAAGTGCGGCCGACGAACGGGCGCCCGGGGTGGTGGGACATCACGCTCGACTGCGGCCATCGTCTCGCCGTGTTAATGGGGCCGCAAACGCGCGAGGTCGAACAGGATTGGGTGTATCTCCAGACGCGGGGCCTGCTCTGTGTGCTCTGTCGGAAAGCCGCGAGGGAGTCTGATGTTCGCAGCCACAACCAAAGTTCCCGTGCCGCAAAGTCGCATGGAGATCGAGCGGCTCCTCGAAAAACACAAGGCGCGGCAGTACGGGACGGCGGTCGATTACGAGCAACTCTCCGCGCGCGTCCAGTTCCGCCTGCACGACCGGATCGTCCGGTTCGTGATCGCCCTGCCGGACCGGAAGAAGATGGGCGACGGCGTGCGCTTCGAACGGGCGGAGCGCCAGCGCTGGCGAGCCCTCCTCCTGGTGATCAAAGCGAAGCTCGAATCGGTGGAGAACTCCATCGAGACGTTCGAACACGCGTTCCTCGGCCAGATCGTGATGCCGAACGACGCGACCGTGGCGGAGATCCTCACCCCGATCATCGCCCTGGCGTACAAGGACGGCAAAATGCCGAAGCTCCTGACCCCGCACGAACCCGAGGGATCGAAGTGACCACGCGCCCGAGTTGGTGGGTGGGTCTGTCGCGCGAGCAGCTCGCCGCCAAGGTGAAGTCCTGATGTCTGCTTCCACGTGGAACTGTCCGCCACTGTCGGAGACCTGATGGCGGAGACTGATCTCTCAGACTGGTTGTCGATCACGGACGCGGCCACCCGGATCGGCTGTTCGACCCGGACGATCGAACGGCTGGCGAGGGCTCGCAAGTTGGAATCGCGCCTGCGGCCTCAGGCGGGCTCGCCGCCGGTGGTGGTCTATCACCCTGACGACGTCGCTCGAATCGCCACAGAGCGCCATCCTGAGCCTCCGCCGTTCGTTTTACCGGCGGTCGGGAATGGGAACGGGCATGGGCGAGAGCTCTCAGGCCCATCAGGGGTATCAATTGATACCCGTGTGCTGCTCACATCGAAGCCCGGCGACGACCCGATCGCTCGGTTTTTTGCGCTGCTGTGCTCACGTCTCCAGTCTCCGCCATCACCGCCAGTGGCGGAAAGCGTGTCGGAGAGACCCGTCCTGACCCTCGATGAAGCGGTCGCCGCGTCCGGCTGGAGTCGGACCTACCTGCTCCGGAAGATTCACAACGGGACACTCAAGGCGGAGAAGGATCGCGGGTGGAAGATACGCAGGAAGGATCTCGAGGCGCTCTGAATGGGCCGGCGGGTGTACGCGTCTCTGCTTGAGGCCGAGATCGCTCGGCGAGCGCAGAATCGAGCGTGGCATCGCCCGTTCAGCGCGTCGGTGCTGCCGTGGCGGGTTGTCGCGGATGGCGAGATTGTCGCGTGTTTTCAACATGAGCGGGACGCGCGTGGGTTCGCGAAAGCCCGCTACGGCGCCGACGCCGAGGTGGAGCGGCGCACCCCCGGAAGGAAGACTCGACGGAAGGATCTGGAGGCGCTCTGAATGCCAAGAGGAACGAAAAAGCGCGGGGCGTGGGATTGTCACATCTGGTTCGAGGGCGGCGGGTCGTATCGGCTGACGTCGATTCACGACGGGCACACGAACGCCGAGATTGCGGCCTCGATTCGCAAGAACCTGCTCCCGGTCCTCGACGCGGCGGAGAAGTATCAAGCGCGAGTGGCGTCGACTCCGAAGCGGAAGAAGGCGCGCTGAATGCCTGAACGCCGAATCCTCGTCTGCTCGCGCGCCGGTATTTCGCGGATGACGTGACGACCCTCTGTGCCGACTGCGGGCGGTCCATCGTGCATCGGCCCCATGTGCCCCAGGACCTGGTGAAGCTCTGCGCGTACTGCGCGGCTATCGCGATCATGGACAGCACGGAGGAACCCGTGATCGCCATCACCGAGGAAACCCGGCGAGAAGCGGCCCTCTACTTCGCCAAGACGAAAGGCACCCAGTGAGCCAGATCCTCGCGAAGTTGGTGATCACCCACGACGATCAAGGGCACGTCACCATCGAGGGCACCGGCCCCCAGGCCCAGAACACCACCTTCCTCTACGGCTTGTTGGAAGTGGTGAAGGACATCATTCGAGCCCAGGCGGGTCTGGGGGATCTGCCGCATTGAAGGAAGCACGACGACGATCCAGGCGCGCGGAGGCACTCAGGCCCGCTTCGCGAGTCCTCCAGTCCTCCGCGTAAATCTCGGCAAGGGGTGATGAACGATGACTGTCGATACGAACGACCCGACGATCGATAAATCGACCTGGGGGGACGGCCCTTGGCAGACCGAACCCGATCGCGTGGAGTGGGAGCATGCGGGGTTGCCGTGTCTCGCGCTGCGGAATCATCACGGCAGTTGGTGCGGCTACGCGGCCGTCGCACAGGGCCACCCGCTGCACGGGCAGGGGTACGACCACGTCGACGTCGAGGTGCACGGCGGCCTGACCTACGCCAACGCCTGTCAGCATCGCGACGACGGCGTGATGGGCATCTGTCACGTCCCGAAACCCGGCGAACCGGACAACGTGTGGTGGTTCGGGTTTGACTGCGGGCACGCGTGGGACATCATGCCGGGGATGGACGCGCGGCTGCGGCACATAGGCAGCAGACTGGCGACATCGACGTTCGACTCGGTCCACTATCCCGGCGCCACATACAAAACGCTCGACTACGTGCAGGCCGAGACGAACCAACTCGCCGAGCAGCTCGCCGCCCTGGGTGACGTAGGAGGTGATCGACGATGATGCTCGATCGCAAGTACTCCCCCCGCGAAGTCGCTGAGGTGGCCGCCCGCGGCACGGCGGCGATGGAGCGGGGCGCCGTGCCGAACGTCGTCATACTCGCCGCACACATCGCCGCCGCGGACGCGATTCTGGCGGACGCCGAAACGATCGGGCCGCTGTCCCTGGAATTTCAGATGGCCTCGCGGGCGCTGCACGCCGCGGCGAACCTGTTCCTGTTCGTCTGTGAGACGGGGCCGGTGAGTGCGGGCACCAAGCAATGAAGAATCCAAGGTGATCGATGACCGCTAAGACCGCCGATCCATCGCGAGCGACGAAAAGCCTACGGCGAAACTTCTCGCTACGCGCGATCCTCTGGAACGGGATGGACAAAAGGATACGCGCTCGTGTGCTGCGGTTTAGCAACAACGAGTTGGCTCGGCTGGCGATGACGACAGATGGCCTCCGGGACGCGCTGAAGATTCCCCCGCGACAATGGCGGGTGATTCAGTCCACGTTAGAAGCCGTAGCCCGTCGGCAAACGGAGGTCACACGCGATGCCGAATACGAATAAATGACGGCGCCACCTCGATGAGGAGTCCGCGGAGATCCTGTCGCTAAAGCGGGTGTCAGCGATCGGCCGCGCGCCACGGCGACGTCGAGGTCTGCATCTTCGGATCGTCCTCCGTCGTCAGGGCCCGGTACCGATCACTCAACGTCCGGATCTCAATGATCAGCGCCTCGTACTGCGGGCCCCCGGTGTGCGATCCTTTGGCGGGTCGCTCGGGACACGGGAGGCGTTCGAGCTGCTTGTACAACCGTTGAATCTCCACGTAGATCGTCTGGGCTTCGAGGGTGATCATTTACTCGTGGTCCCGTTCCCCAGGCGCCACGTCATCGGGCTCTGTTTCGCGCGCGGAGGACAGGAACAGGTCGAACGGATCGGGGGCGACGAAGGGGTGGGCCGCTTCATGGGGCGGGCGATCGCGGGCGCCGCGCGTCTGCCCGCAGAGTGCACAGCGATCGTGCCCCTCGAGCACGGCGGTGATCCCGAGTTTCAATTGGGCATCGGTGAAGCAGCGCATCAGGGGCTGAGCCATCCCAATCCCAAGAGGCCCCGTCGCGTGACTTTTCGCGGGTGACCGGACAGCGCGAGTCCGGCGGCCACAACGGCGGGGCCGGTGATCGACCCACTGACATGGACGCGCTCCTGGAGCTCGAGCAGCGTCCGGGCCTTTTTGATCGCCGTATCGAGATCCGACGTGTCGACATGGACGGTCATCGTCGTGAGTGGCGTCATTGAGTCATCCTCGCGCAATCTGCAACGTCGAGCCGCCATCGAGTACGATCACCCGACGTCCCGGCCAGACGGTCGACATGACGGTGGACATCCGGGCTTTCGCGTCCAGCGAGAGCCACTGTTCGCACTGAATCACGAGGACGTCATCCGGCTTGACCTCGGCCACTTTCACGGTCGCCACCGGCAGGGTCATCAGGGCGGCAATCGCCTCACGTCGGGTCATGGGCTAGTCGGCTGGCGTGAAATCGACGTAGTACGACTTGCCCCGCGCGAACTGTTTGAGCGCGGCGGGATTGTCGATGCCGAGCTTGATCTCCCCCCAGGGCGTCGCCGTGGTGAACCGCGCGTTCTCGGTATCCTTCGAGACGTCGCCTTCGTAGACCGTTCGGAACGTCACCGCATTCCCGACGATGTCTTCACATGTGACCTTCGCGCGCACAGACATAGGACACTCCCTTCATCCTCGCAGCAGATAGTACACGTCCACCCACCATTGCCCCCAGGTCCGAGGGCGGTAGCCGCGCAGGCGGAAGAGGAACCACCGATCCGCGAACGTCGGGGCCAGCCGGCACGCGCGACGTCGGGCCCGAGCGCCGGTCACTTCGTCTCCGCAGCCGCCGGATGGGCGCAGACCCCGATGCACGCATGGACCGTCGGGCAGTAGGTAAACACGCACTCGGCCCGCGCGAACACCGGGTCGTGGATCGGCCCCGGTCCCGTATAGCGCCGTTCCCACTCGGCTTTCACCATCGCGTGCTGTGTTGCTCGGCGGTGAGACGACGGGGGCAGTCCTCGTCGGGCCAGTCGCGCTGGACGACCGCCGACAGCGAACACGCCGCGTGGCAGTGTCCATCGGGACTCGTGAACCGCACGTAGAGCGGCACGCCCACGAGCAGACGCAGCCGATCGCGGAGACTGAGCCCCGGACGCGCGGTGAGATGCCAGGACTTCATGATCGATTCACCGCCGCATGCACCGGTCGGATCGTCGATTCGCGCGGGCCGTCGTGCGCCGCCCGCTCGACCCGTTGCGCGGCGAGAAACAGCTGCAGGTCATCCACCGTGACACGCCACTGCTGACCTAGCCGATGGGCGGCGAGCTGGCGCGTGCGGATCAACCGGCGGACGGTTTCATGACTGCATTTCATGAGGTAGGCGATTTCGTGCACTTCCAACATGCGCGGCAAGTGCAGCTGCGGCAGGAGGGGATCGATCGGCATTCGGTGTGGTTCTGAAATAGTGCGGCCTCTCTTCGCATTCTAAACGGTGGGCCTGCACTACTAGACACGACGGCGTGCTACTAGGCGCACCGACCGGCCGGGACGGGACGGTTTTCTGGTCAAGCTAGAACCTACCCGGCGCCGTCATCAGTCTCCCGTGGGCTGAGGAATGTCAGGGCAACTCGTTGGGAACTGGGTTCGGGAAGAGGCCAGATTGCAACGACCCACGACCGTCGCGCCGGTCATCCGGACAACTGAAAAGGATCCTGCATGCCGAGGGTGTTCGCGTCGATCGATGCGCCCTCTCGCCTGGCCGTCCCGCTGATCAAGACGCGTCACACCGCCGAGAGTCTCGCGCGCGCACTCGCCCGTCAGCAGCGTTTTGTCGATCGTCACGATCGCCGCGTGTCACCCCTCGCCGAGGTTGACGCGGCGGACTGGAATCCTCGCGGTCAACCCGTGCTGTCTCCGCGCGACACGGCTTCTTCTTCTTCTTCCGTCCGTCCTGAAAAGTTGCGTATGGCGAAAGCCTCGCTGAAGAGGACGGCGTAACGTCATGCTCCGGTACTCCGTCCCGCTCCCGGTCCTCGAACTCCGGAACGAGCTCCTCGAACGCGCCGCCGAACGGAACGCCCGCTACATCGTGGTGCTGCGTCACACGATCGCCAAACTGCACCTCACGGCCGCTGATCATCCGCACGCCGATCGCTGGACCGTCTGTCCGCATGCAGACTGTCGACGCGTCGCCGATCTCCTGCACCCCGCGCCGGTCCCGGGACACGCCGTCTGATGATTCCGTTCACGGACGACGACGGCCTCCGGGATTGGCGCGCGCCCGTGCGACGCGATCGATCCGTCCCGCTCTGGGTATTCGGGCTCGTCGGCCTGGTGCTGGGGCTGATCGTCGGAGGTCTGCGCTAATGGCGACGCGTGATGGTCGTCTGCGCGGGCGTGCCCTGCAACGCGCGCGGCGAGACCTCTTCGCGCGATCGCCCTGGTGCGTCTCCTGCGAAGCTGACGGCCGACAGATCCGCGCGACGATTCGTGTGCACATCCTGCCCTTGCAAGTCGGTGGCACCGAGGACCTCGAGAACACGCAAGGTCTCTGCCTCGACTGCTTCGATGCGAAGAAGGACGACGAGCAGCAGCGCGGCATCCAGCCCCATGGTCTGCGCAACGCGTTCCGCAAGACGGCGGCGCCGCGCGATGCGAGTGGGCACTTCAGTGTGCGACGCGCGACGAGACTCAAGACGCCTGATCAACCAGCAGAGACGGTCGACTGATGGCCCTGGCCCCGCCTCGGTACTGTACGCACCCCCGCTGTCCGCAGCGCGCCACGTACAAAGGCCGCTGTCTCCAGCATCTACGCCCCTCGTCGCTCCTCCGTGGCTACACGCACGAGTGGGCGACGTACGCGAAGGCTTGGCTCGTGCGCTTCCCCTGGTGCGGGATGCGTGGCGATGGACAGCTCCACCCTGAACACAGTCGCTGCGTGCGTCGAGGGCTGACGGTCAAGGCGCGCGTCGTCGATCACATCGTGTCGCTCGCCTCTGGCGGGTCGTTGATGGACCCGCGCAATCACCAGAGCTTGTGCGTCTCGTGTAACACCGCGAAGGGGTGAGCCTCGTGACGACCACGGCCATCAATGGGAGCGATCGATTGTCCTTGACATCCAGATGCGCGACGCGTCGAACGCCGCAAGTCATTGCGTCCACAGGGCGGGGGGGGCTTCGCGATCGCTGTAAGTGTAGGCGCCGGGAAACCGCACGGGCCGCCGCGCAGCTTTGCGGGGCTTTCAAAACTTCTGTTTTTTAAGGATCTAGCTCATGGGCGGTCGAGGGAGCGGCGGCAAGCGCGTCGGGTCCGGGCAGAAGGGCAAGCTGCGGGTGCTCCGGCCTTCGGCGCGCGGGGCCGCGCCCGCGATCGCGCCGGCGGCGACCATGGACCCGCCCGTCGAACTCCAGGGCACGCCCGCGCAGCTCGCGACGCTCGTCGCGGAGCTCGTGTTTCTCCACGAGCACGTGGGGCCCGGGGATCCCAACCCGCAGATCGCGGAGATCCAGGCCAAGGTCGACGAACTGACGGCGCGCGCCCTGGCCCTGGCCATCTGGCACGAGCTCGCGCCGTCCGCCCTCGCCGCACGCACGTTGACGCCGGCGACGTCGGCCGCGTTTGTCATGTTGTGCCGGGCCGTCGTCCAGGAACGCGCGTTGTCGGCCTCGCCGGCGTCCGCGGGGGGCCCCAATCACCGGGGCCTGATGCACCGCGTCGCCACGTGGATGAAGGACTTCTGTCTCTCGCCGTTCGGGAAGCCGCTCGCGGAGGCGCCGACGGCCGCCGCCGTCGTGAGTAAGTGGGCTGGATTGCTCACATGAGACCCAACGCGGGCTCTGATCGCAAGGTCGCGATCATCAATCGCCTGACGCACACGAAAGGCCCGTTCGCGGGGCAACCCTTCAATCTCCGCCCGTGGCAGGAGCACGACATCGTCCGGCCGCTGTTCAAGACGAAGCGCAACGGCCTGCGGCAGTACCGCACGTGCTTACTCATGATGCCGCGGAAGAACGGCAAGTCCGAGCTCGCGGCGACCTTCGCGGTCGATGGCTTGATGTTCGACGGGGAGATCGGCGGGGAAGTGTACTCCTGCGCCGCGGACACCGAACAAGCGGCCATCGTCTTCAACGTCGCCGAGCAGATGATTCGCAACGACCCCGAACTGCTGGCCGAGGTCGACATCGTCACGTCGAAACTCCGGATGACGCACCGGAAGAGCGGGACGATCTATCGCGCGATCTCGGCCGAGGCGTACAGCAAACACGGGTTCAACGCGTCGCGGATCATTTACGACGAGCTGCACGCGGCGCCGAATCGAGATCTGTTCGATGTGCTCACGACGTCGATGGGCGCCAGAGACCAGCCGCTCTTGATTGCGATCTCGACGGCGGGCTACGACCGCCACTCGATCTTGTGGGAGTTGTACCAACACGCGAAGAAGGTGCAGGAGACTCCCGCGCTCGATCCCACCTTCCTCCCGATCGTGTACGAGATGCCGATCGAGGCGGACTGGCGCGAGGAACGCGCGCAGCGGGCGTGCAATCCCGCGCTCGGCGATTTCCGCAGTCTCGAGGATCTCCAGATTCTCTGCGCCCGCGCCCAGGAAATCCCCGCGCTCGAGATGACCTTCCGCCGGCTGTATTGCAACCAATGGACGGAGAGCGCCGAACGCTGGGTGTCGCTCGCGGCCTGGGATGCGTGTTGTGTCGTGGACGCCGCCGCATGACGACGGCCGAGTATCGCGCCCGGTTGAAAGGCCGCCGGTGCTACGTCGGCGTCGATCTCAGCTCCACGAAGGATTTGACGGCGACGGTGGCCACCTTCCCGGACGACACCGGCGCCGGCTTCGATGTGCTCGCGCAGTTCTTCATCCCGGCCGCCAACATCCACGCACGAGTGAACCGGGACCGCGTGCCGTACGACCTGTGGGTGACGATGGGCCCGGACATTCTGATCGCCACGCCGGGCCCGGTCACCGACTACGAGTACGTGCGGTACCACCTCCACCGCTGGGCCACCGAGTTCGACGTGCTCGAGATTCCGTACGACCCCTGGAACGCGACCGACCTGGTCTCCCGGTGTCTGCAGGACGGGTTACCGATGGTCCCGATCCGGCAGGGCTTCGCGTCCCTCACGGCGCCGACCAAATCCCTCGAGACGTCCATTCTCTCGAAGCGCCTGCGCCACGACGGCCATCCGATCTTGCGGTGGTGCATCGGGAACGTCGTGGTCGAGCTCGACGCAGCCGGCAACTACAAAATCTCCAAGGACCTCAGCACCGAAAAGGTCGACGGCGCGGCCGCGCTGGTCAATGCGATCGATCGGATGGACCGGAACCGGGGTGATGACACGCCGTCCGATGGCCCGCTCGTGGTGGCCGCCTGATGAAAGTCAAGAACTTTCAGATTCAAACGTCGGCGGAGCGTTTGACATGAAACGGACCCACCCCGGCCGGCCGCGGATTGACGACGACGATACCTCGATCGAAGTCGGCGTGACGCTGCCGTCGAAGCAATACGACGTGTACTCGAGGCGGGCGCAGCGGCTGACCCGCACCGAGGGCAAGGACGTGACGGTGCCCGAGATCATCCGGCGCGTGCTGTTCACCCGGCGCCCGCAATAAACATCGACAAACCCCCCGCGATCGGCGGCGCCTGTCACCCTCGATCTGACTTGTGGGCAACCTTCTTGCGCTGGTGCTTGTTCTGGCGTCCGCCGTGTCTGCATCAGCGGGTGATCGTCAATCTGTGCTCCGATCCGACGGAGGCCTTCGAAGGGATCCTCTGGAGCTATCGCGGGGGCTGGTTGACGCTCAAGGACGCCTCGGGCCTGAAGTCGGGCCTCCCCCCCGTGAAGATTCCCGGCGACGTCCTGCTGCACCGATCGAACCTCGCGTACACGCAGGTCCTCTCGTGATCGTCCGGACCTTTGACGGGCTCCAGGCCCTGACGACGCCCACGCCGAGCTGGCAGACGTCCAGTGGGAGCGTCCACCTCTACGACGACTGTCAGACCTACTTGCAGATTTTCAAATCGCAGCCGAACGTCCGGATCTGCGTCGAGTTCCTCGCGCGCAACATCGCGCACGTCGCGCCCCAAGCCTTTCGCCGCGTGTCGGACACCGACCGCGTGCGCCTGGCGGATCACGATCTCATCACCTGGCTCGGCAAGCCGAACCCCGCGACCGTGCGGTACCGCCTGCTCGAGGACCTGATCCATGACCTCGGGATTTACTACCGGGCGTTTTGGCTGAAGGTGCGCTATAGAGGCGCCGACGGCCGGGACGCGATCGGGCTCGTGGCGCTGCCGCCTGAGGACATGCGCGTCGAGGGCGGGCTCCTGCCGACCGAGTTTGTCTGGACGTCGAACGGCCGCGAGAAGCGGTTCGCGCCGTCCGAGATCGTCTACTTCGCCGGGTACAAGCGGGGCATTTCACCACTCGAAACCTTGCGACGGATCCTCGCGGAAGAAGCGGCCGCGGGCGACCATCGCGAAGGGTTCTGGCGCAACGCCTCGCGCGCGCCGGGCTTCATCACGCGTCCGAAGGAAGTCAAACGCTACAGCAAAGAGCAGGCAGCCGACTGGCGCGAGCAATTCCAAGCCCAGTACGGCGGCAAGAGCGTCACGATGCTCCTGCAGGAAGGGGAGACCTACACTCAGGGCTCCTTCTCCGCGAAGGACTCCGAGTACACCGCGGGCGGGAAACTGCGCCGAGAAGTCTGCGCGGCCGTCTACCAGATTCCCCAGCCGTTCGTCGGCATCCTCGAGCACGCGACGTTTTCCAACATCAAAGAGCAGCACAAGAACCTGTACCAGGATTGCCTCGGGCCGTGGTTCGAATGGATTCGGCAGGAACTCCACCGCCAGCTCCTCGTCGAGTGCGAGGACCAGGACCAGGTGTACCTGGAGTTCAACATCGAAGCCAAGATGGCGGGCAGCTTCGAAGAGCAAGCGCAGTCGCTCCAAATGGCGATCGGGCGGCCGATCATGACGGTCAACGAAGGCCGCGCGATCCGCAACCTGCCGCGTATCGACGATCCGGATCTGGATACCGTGGCCCCGCAACAGGGCGGCCCGTCCGATGCGACCGCGCATCCCCGCGACCAGCCGGCGCCGATGATGACGCGGCCAGGGGACACCCCCGACGACTCGACCGACGCGACCGCGATCGCGCCGCTGCTGCAGGCGACGCGCGCCCGGCAGCGCCAGCGACTCGCGCGCGTGCCCCAGACGGATCGGCCGGCCGCGTTTGCCGCCGACCTCGATCGGTGGAACCGTGAGCTCGCGACGGACCTCTCGGCCGTCACGCACGTCGACGAAACGGGCCGCGCCCAGGCGGCGAATACCCACACGCTCGCCGAGCTCGAGGCGGAAGCCCTGGACGCGCGGGTCCTCGCGCTCGAGCACCGGCCCGACCCGGACCCCGCGCCCCTGCAGCCGTTCGCGCTCACCGTGACCGTCCCGATCTCGGTCACCGACAAAGCGGGGACCAAAACGATCACCGTCCAGCGCGATGCGACCGGCGCGGTCACCGGCGCGGACGTCGTGGAGACCGTCTAAGTGGCGATCACCGCCGCGGTCGCCAACAGCTTCAAGACGGAAATCCTGCAAGGCATCCACCTGGCCGCGGACGTCTACAAGATCGCGCTCTACGTCGCCGCCGCGGCGCTGTCGAAAGCGACGACCGTCTACAGCGCGACCAATGAAGTCGTCGGCGCCGGCTATGTCGCGGGCGGCCTCACGCTCGTCGGCTTCAGCGTCACCCTCGACACCGACACCGGGATTCTGGACTGGACGACCGATCCGGTCTGGCCGGCGGCCACCATCACCGCGCGCGGCGCGCTCATCTACAACGTCACGCGCGCGAACAAAGCCGTCGCGGTCCTCGACTTCGGCGGCGACATCGTCTCGACCACCGGGAATTTCACCGTCGCCCTGCCGGCGCCGACCGCGGCCGCGGGCCTCGTGAGGATCGCCTGATGGGTCGCCAACTGTTTCAAGACGGACCCTTCATCGATCCGCCGATCACGGCGCCGGCCGCGTATTCGACGACCACGATCGTGCCCTTGTGGCCGATGGCCTCGTGGACGCCGATCTACGCCAACGATGCCAAGGCCGGCAAGATTTACGTCGTCAAGGCCGGCGGGCTCATCACGATGAGCGTCGCGACGTGCACGCTCGTGATCACCCCGAAGTGCAACACCGTGGTCATGGGCGCCAGTCCCGCGCAACTGTTGCCCGTCATGGCCGCGCTCCCGTGGACGCTCGAGGCGGAGCTCGTGTTCACGTTTATCGGCGTCGGCGGCGCATCGAAGGCGTTCCTCAGCGGCAAGTTCTGTTGTCAGGGGACGATCGCGACGCCCGGGACCGGGACGGTGATTCCGTTCGGCGGCACGATCGTGTCGACGATCGATGCCACCGCGCTCGGCGGCGTCGAGATCAACACGACGCTCGGCGGGACGACCGGTGCCCCGTCCCTGCAAACCATCTACGCGTACATCTTTTCCAGGAACTAAGGAGATGCAGGCCCTCAACGTCATCCCCGGCGTTCCGAATACGGCAAAGGATCGCAATCCCATTCAGTCGTTCCTGACCACGCTCCGGGACGCCACGGCCAACGCGCTCGTGGCGGTCGCCGGGGTTTCGGCCTTGAGCGCGGTCGGATCGGTCAGCGCCACCGGCGACGCGACCGTCTCGGCGGCCGGCGTCTCGGCCGCGAGTGCGATCGGCGCCAGCGTCGCCAGCGGCGGCGCGCTGGCGGCCCCCAGCGGCCTCCAGGCGGGCAGCAGCCTCGGCACGGCGATCGCGACCGGGGCCGCGCTGGCGAGTCCGGCCGGGGTCTCCGCCGTGGCCTCGGTGGGCGGGCCTGTCGTCCAGGGCGACGCGCGCCTGTCCGCGGTCGGCGTGTCCGCGCTCAGCAGTGTCGGCACGGCGCTCGCGCACGGGGAGGGACGCGCCGAACCCCTGGGCGTCGCAGTACTTACCGCGATTGGGCAAGTCACCGCGTCCGGGGATGCGCTCGACGCGACCGCCTCCCCGCTCGGCGTCGAGATGGTCGCCTCCGTCGGCCAGGGCCTCGCGTTCGACGCCGCGCCGGTGGTCGTCAGTGGAACCGGACAGCCCGGACGACGACGCCCATCCGCGCGCCGGTGGGCAGGGCCGCGCGCGATCGACGCCGCGATCGACGCGACGGCCGCGCCCGCGGGTCTCGCCCTGCGATCGGCGGTCGGCCAGGTGCAGGCCTCGGGGTCCGCACACACGGCCCCACTCGGCGTCTCGAGGCGATCGGCGGTCGGCCAGGTGGTCGGCCGCGGGATACAGAACGTCGCAGACGACGAGTGGGTGCTCCTGCTCCTGGAGGCCGCATGAAGGGTTCCTACGACCACGTCCTCAGCTTCGCGATCTTGCACCCGTGGTCGGTCCTGCCGGAGATGTTGAGCGTGATCGCCGGCATCCTCGCGCACCGGATCGCGGGCCTCGACCTGGACCAGGCGACGATCGAGGCCGCGCTCGTCAATCGAAAGAATCTCCCGCAGCCGCGCGTGGGCAGTGTCGCCGTGATCCCGGTCTACGGCCTCCTCGCGCCGCGCATGAACCTGTTCAGCTCGATGTCGGGCGGGACCTCGTACGAGCAGCTCACCGGGCAGCTCCGCGAAGCCGTCGCCGACCCCGCCGTCCGCAACATCGTGCTCGACGTGAATTCGCCGGGCGGCAGCGTGGCCGGCAATCCCGAATTCGCCGCCGAAGTGCTGAAGGCCCGCGCGAAGAAACCGGTGATCGCCGTCGCCAACTACCAGATGGGCTCCGCCGCGTATCAGCTGTCGGCCGCCGCGACCGAGATCGTCGCGTCGACCTCCGCGCACGTCGGAGGAATCGGCACGTACGCGATGCACGACGACCTCTCGGCGCAGCTCAAGCAGCTCGGCGTCAAGCGCACCTACATCTCCGCCGGCACCGGCAAGGTCGACGGCAACGACTCGGAACCCCTGAGCCTCGAGGCCCGCGCGCGCATGGATGGGCTCGTCAATCAGGCCTTCGATCAGTTTGTCGCGACGGTGGTCAAAGGCCGCGGCGCCGGCATGACCGCCGATCGCGTGAAGCACGAGTGGCAAGCCCACGTCTACGGCGCGGCCGAGGCGAAGGCGATCGGCATGATCGACCGCATCGCGACGCTCGACGACACGCTCCAGCGTCTCCTCACCGACTCGCCCCACCACGCGGACCACCACGCGGCGCACCTCCTCCTCGACACGACGATCGCGGCCACGCTGCAGGAGCCGTCACCGGCCACCAGCCAGGAGCCGCGCTCGGACGCGCAGTGGCAGAACGCGGTCACCCGCGCGCTGCTCGAACTCGACTTGTAGAAAGCAGACCCCCGATGAACACCGCACAACTTGAAACCGATCTGAAAGCCACCAGCGCCAAAGTCAAGGCCCTGATGGACGCGACGATGACCGCCTGCGCGGAGACCGTCGTGACCGCGGCGACCGCCACGACCCCGGAAGTCACAGGGCGCCTGATGACCGCGGAGGAGAAAGCCGCGATCCAGGGGCTGCTCGATCAGGGCAAAGCCATCAAAGCCCGCCTCGACGGGCACGCGAACGACGCCGCGCTGTCGGCGGAGATCGCCAAGCTCACCGCGGGCCTGGCGGATCGCCCGGTCGGCGGCGGGCTCACCCCCCAGGTCCGGAAATCGATGGGCCAGCAGCTCGTCGACAACCCCCAGTGGCAGGCCTTCATCAAGGCGAACGGGCATCGCTCGAGCTCGGCCTGGCTGTCGCCGATGGTGGAACTGCACGCGACCACGCTCGACACAAGCGCGGGATCGGGCGGGCCGCTGATCGTCACTGATTACCAGCCGGGGGTGCTCCCGCTGCTCTTCAAGCGCCTGACCGTGGCGGATCTGATCGCGCCGGGCACGACCGATTCCAACTCGATCACCTACATGAAGGAAACGACCTTCACCAACGCCGCCGCGGCGGTGCTCGAGGGCGGGGCGAAACCGGAATCCACGCTCATCTTCGCGCAGGTCACCGACCCCGTGACGAAGATCGCGCACTGGCTGCCGATCACGGAAGAAATGCTGGAGGACTTTCCCGCCAGCCAGTCCTACGTCGACGCGCGGCTCCGCCTCGGCCTGTCGATCGCGGAAGAGGACCAGCTGCTCAACGGCAGCGGCACCCTGCCGAACATGCGCGGGATCCTGCAGCGCGTCGGCCTCACCGCGGCGCAGGCGCGCGGCGCGGACACCAACGCCGATGCGTTCTTCAAGCAGATCACGACCATCGCCTCGACGATCTTCATCCAGCCCGACGGGCTCGTCATGAACCCGGCCAACTGGCAGACGATCCAGCTCACGAAAAACGCCGCGGGCAACTACCTCGGATCCGGACCCTGGGCGACCGCGCAGCCGGCGCAGCTCTGGGGCTATCCCGTCGCCGTCACGCCGTCGATCGTGGCGAACACCGGCCTCGTCGGCGCCTTCCGGCAGTGCGCGCAGTTCTTCCGCAAGGGCGGCGTGCGCGTCGAGGCGAGCAACGCGCACATGGACTTCTTCGTGAAGAACCTCGTGGCCATCCGCTGCGAGGAACGCGGCGCCTTGGCGGTGTATCGACCGGCGGCGTTCGGGACGGTCACGGGCCTCAACTAGTCAACCTGAAGAGACCCGGATTCGCCCGGGTCTCTTCCTCGTGTTTCTCAGGAGAAGGAGATCGACATGCCAGCTCGAGCCGACGGCGGAATCGTTCAGAGCGACTACGCGGGCGCTGCGGTCCCGGTGCTCTATTCACTGCGCACGCGCGTCACCCTGGCCCAGCTCAATGCCGGGTTCACCCTGCTGGCCGCGATTGCCGGCCGCAACTATCGCCTCGTTAGCTGTTGCTTGACGGCGATCGGCGGCGCGGCGACCACCGGCACCTCCGTCAACATCATCGGCACGCGCGCGGCGGCACCCGTGCAGCTCTTCGTCGCGGCGATCGCGCGCCTCACGCAGAGCGTGCGCAATGTCGTCGGCACGCCCTTCGCGACGGCCGGCGCCGAGTCGCTCACCACGTTGGCGGACGGCGCGTCCTTTACGCCGCTGGACGTCAACACGGCGATCACGGTGATCACGGTGGGCTCGGCCATGACGGTGATGACGAACCTCGACGTCGACCTGGCGTTCGTGATCGAGGGGTAAGCCACCACACCACCGACGCGGCGCCCGCGCGGGCCTGTCTGCGCGGCGCCGCCCGGTCTCAGTTTCAGAGAGGGAGCAGGTCCATGCCGAATACGGCACGCTACGACCCGACCGAAAATCGATTTTTCTCCGAGGACAGCCTCCGGGCCACCCTGCGGGCGCTGCGCCTCCGCGTCACACTCGCGCAGCTCAACGCCGGGTTCACGCTGTTACCGGCCGTGGCCGGCTTCATCTACGCGCTGTGTGATTGCAAGCTGATCGCGATCGGCGGCGCGGCGACCACCGGCACCTCGGTCAACGTCATCGGCACGCGCGCGGCGGCCCCCGTCCAACTCTTCGTCGCGGCGGTGGCGGGCTTGACGCAGAGCACGGTCCTGCGCGCGGGGTCGCCGTTCGCGACGGCCGGCACCGCCTCGATCGTGTGCTTGGCCGACGGCGCCTCGTTCGCCCCCCTCGACGTCAACACCGGGGTCACGGTGATCACGGTGGGCTCGGCCATGACGGTGATGACGAACCTCGACGTGGTCCTCGACTACACCCTGGTGCAGGCGCCGTGATGCCGCAGATCGTCGCGCAGATTCTCATCACCCTGGACGACGCGGGGCAGGTGCAGGTGGCCGCGCAAGTGCAGCCGCTGCAAGCCTACGGGATGCTCGAGGTCGCGCGCGACGTGATCAAGGGGCAGGCCGCGGCCGCCGCGGCGGCCCGCATCCAGCCGGCGCACCCACAGGACCTGGCAAGGCTGGGGCGACCGCGCGACTGACGGCGGGCGCCATGGACGACCAACCGATCGTCCGGTTCGTCGCCCAGCGGGAAGGGCATCTCGGCGATTGCACGGTGTCGGCCTTCGCGATGTGCCTCGGGGTGACGTACTCGGAGGCCTTGGTCACGATCGCCGCCGTCGTGCCCCGCGTGTTGGAACAGGGCGCGTGTTGGGCGGAGTTGAAGCGGGCGGCGAAGACGCGCGGCGTGGTGCTCGTCGAGAAACGGCGGTTCGATCTGGATGACCTGGAGGAGGGGAGCGGCATCCTCCGCGCGGAATCCAGTGACGGCGGCCAGCACGCGGTGTTCTTCAAGCGGGGATTGGTCTTTGACGGCCGCTCGTCGTCCGTCTGGGACGCCGATGTGTATGTGCGGGTGAACAAGGTGCAGGTGTTGACGATGCTCGTGAGGACGACGTGAGATTCGACCCCGGCCCGTGCCCGATCTGCGGCGTGGCGCACACCGCGTGTACGGCGGACAGTGGGCCGGTCGTCGTCGTGCAGATGCCGGCGCGGGATGCCGCCGCGGACCAGACCGTCAGCGGGCCGCTCGTGGCCGACCAGGTCCAGGCGACGTTGCCGCCGGGCTCGTTCACCTCGGCCACCTATCGCGGCGATCCGAAGAAACGGACACGGTCCGCGTGAGCTTCCTCCAGCCCCCCTTCTGGGCGTCGACTGGGAGCCGCTTGACGGCCCCGCATGCGGTCTCGGTCCGCGTGGTCGATCCGCTCGTGCCGCTCGTGGAGCCGTTGACGCTCGCACAGGGAAAACTCCGGGCGGGGTTGGAGTGGACCGCCGGGGATCCGCGTGATGACCTGATGCTCG